GTCCCAATTTAATGGTTCTAAGACTGATGGTAATTCTAGTGGAGCCATCCAAACGCTCAAACGGTCATTGTATGTAAATCGTCGTTTAAGAATCGATATTTGATTCAATTTAACATACTTGACAGTTTTTACATTTTTATCATCAGATGTATATATATGTCCATACTGAGCCATCTTTGTTTGAATCATAGAAGGATCTAATAAAGCACGGATTTCTTTCGAGAAACTCAAAATGTTGTCGTCTCCAAACACAAATACTTTCATATGCTTTACGAGATCTCTTCGTATATCAAATGATTCACGAGTGTTCAAATCTGTAAGAATTTTGTAAACCACAAAGAAAAGAAGAGCAGAATTGTATAAAGAATTTACTGGACCTGTGCCTGGATGTCCTGAAGGCATACCACGAGTGACATTGATAATAGTATTTCCAAATATTTGTCGAGAATTGGTAATTTCATTCCACATTGCTTCAGCTATCAAAGGATCTCTTTCTTCTGAAGGATATTTACTATATTCAGCTTCAATGAATTCAAAGATCGACCACAAAAGTGATTGATTCAATGTTCCATCAAAGTTCGTAAAGTCTCCTGCTAAGAAAGCTTCCTCTGAAGGATGAGCAATACTTGTCAATTTACTTACGAGATAACTCCATTCTTTAGAAAGTGGATTTATTCCCATAAGCGAACAATTATCAATTCTAGTTTCAAACATATGCGAAAACATATCCAAATAGTACTGTCTAAACAAAACTACAAAATGTAGTGGTGCAGCAGCAAACGCTCTTGTTTTTCCTGCTTCAACTCGATCCAGTGTTCTTAATTCATCCTTTGCTGTTGTTGTAAAATACAGTGCCGGTCTTTGTCCTTTCCGAATAGTGTCAACATAAGATTTCAATTGAGCTGTCAAATACGGATGATCATATATGAAGTCATTGTCTCGTCCCAAAAACTCTTGTTTACCTATAGAACCATGCTTACGCACGGTAACAAATGGATAACCAGGAGATGATGAACGATTGATAGCTTTCAAATATTCTTCCTCTTCAACTCCTCTAATCGAAACTTCCTTGGAGAAAAATCTCAATTCTCGTGTTGATCTATAAAAATAAGACAAGTAACTTTTGAATATCTCTCTATCGTGCTCAATAACGCTTACGCTTGGTCCAACATATTTCAACATAGCTTTGTTCATTACATGAAAATTTCCGTCCGCAAAAGTATGCCAATTTAACTTAGCAGGTGCCTTTGTTGTTTTAAAAATTTTGTTGTGCAGAATACTTGGTCTTATTTTTGATTTTGTAGGACTCGAAATGACATCAGGGATAACCGTTAAATGTTCTAAATCGTCACTAATTGTTGTGATCTTTCCTTCACTTACAAGAGTGTCACCAGGTGTTCCATATAACGGACTCAATTGATCGGTAGTTTCATTAAATGCATCTCTTACCACATCTATCATTTCTCTATATAACATTGCAGCAAAACAGTTGTCAGTTTG